CTTCTGGCACTGCCTCGTACACGGTCTTCTTATACGGCACATGATTCGCCCAGGTGAACTGAAAGAGCGAGTGGTAATTCAGGCTCCGGCAGAAAACCGGAACGCACTCGGCGAGACTACGCTTTCGTGGTCTACCTACGACACGAGGTGGGCCTCAGTCGAGGGTATGTCTGCCAGAGAAGTCCTGATGAACGGAAAGCAGGACATCAACATCACGCATCGTGTGAAGATGCGATACGTCGCAGGGCTGAACCAGAACATGCGGCTCTCGTGGCGTGGAAAAACACTTGAGATAATTAGCCTTCTTGAGCATTTCAGCAGAAGCGAACACGAACTGATTTGCTCGGAGACTGTGTAGCGATGGCCGTAACACGAATCCAGCAAGAAGGGCTCTATCTCGTTTGGGAGCCGCCGATTGAAGAACTTGCCAAGAGACTGAAGTCTTTCGGCCCTACCATCTCGGCGAAGTACCTCGGTGCTGCACTTAGAACGGCGTCCGAGCCAGCCGAGAAGGCACTCAAGGCAAACGTTGCGAAACTCGGCAAAGTAACCGGCAACCTGCGCCGTGCGGTCAAGTCAAAGACCAAGCGGTACACGCGAACCGGCAACGCAGTAGTCCTTGTCGGATTCGAGGCTGTCCCAGGCAAGAAGGTTCCTCCAGGCGGCGACGAGAAGTCTGCGTTTCACGGAGGCTTGATAGAGTTCGGGACCGGCGACCGCAAGACGAAAGGCAGCATCGCTTCTTCGTTTCGTGCGAACAATACGCGAAGAGCAGGTTTCAAGATCGTCCAGCCCCGGTACAAAAAAGGCCGATCGCGTCGAATGGGCATAGATCCTGTTACGAAGCCGAAGTACCCGAGGGCGTTTTTTGCGAGGGCAATCAATGGGGCCGCTGTCGAACTAGGAAAGACCAGGGCGTACGCGCCGATTCGCAGAGCCTGGGAGCAGTCTCGTTCGCAGTGCCAGTCCTTGCTGACAGGCGCGATGTACGACGCCATTGAGAACGCCAGGAAGGACTTGTTTGCGCCATGAGCAGCATCTTCAAATCTCCAGAGCGTGTTCTGTACAGAAGGCTTGTCACGAGCCCGCTGTTCGCTTTGAGGGCAGGCTTTCGCGTATACCCGATGCTCGCGCCGTCTTCAGCCGAGGTCCCATTCGTGGTCTACGAACGAACGGGGATCGAGCGAAACGCCACTCTTGGCGGCCTCGCATCGGCCGGGGTCCCGCTCGTCACTGTTTCACTGACCATTTACGGGGTTTCCTACATTCAGTGCCGAGAACTCGCTGATATCTGTCGCGATTCGCTGGACGGATACGGCCTGGCGAGTTATGGTACAGAAGTCAAGCGAGCGACGCTGGACGTCGAGTCCGACGGGCTTGCTCAACTCGAAGGCGGCGAACTGCCGCCCGTATATCAAGTTACTCAGTCGTACGACGTTCTCTGGCAGGAGATTTAGAAGATGGCCTCCACGCCTCATGATTCTTCGGGTACGTCCTTCACCTTCAACTCGAACAACTACACGATCACGAATCTGGTCTACAACCTGACCGACGTAACCAACACAGACGAGATCGACATCTCGCATCTAGGGCTCACCACCGGAGCGTCCCTTCTGACCCAGAAGCGGCCGCTCAAGCCCGGAGGCAGCGAAACCGGCAAGGAAGTCACGATCGACTACATCGGCTCGAGCGCGATCACCGGCGGCACGTCTGCCAGTTACTCGATCTCCGGAGGTCTTTCACTCTCCGGCACCGCGACCTGCGTTTCGAGCAGCGTGACCCTCGCCATCAACGATGTGATCCGAGGAAACGCCACCTTCCGGCTCTCCTAACCCGTGGCTACATACAGCACGGGAGTCGCCATTTCTTGGGACGGAACAGACTTCGGGGAGGTGTTCGCTCTCTCTTGGAGTTTCGGCGGAGACAGGCAGGATCGCGGTTCTGGTAGCACAGGCGGCTGGACTCAAGAGCCAGGCACGATTACATTCTCCTGCTACAGCGTGACCGGAGTCACGGCCACGAAACTCGGCAAGCGCGCCGCGTTCTCGATCACGGGCGGAGGCATGGGACACGCTGGCGACGCAATCCTTCAGTCTGTCGATGTTGACGCTCAACTAAACGGTTGTGTTCGCTATACTGTCACGCTCAAGTACCTGAACTAACCCGGAGAGCGAACATGGCTCTTACCAAAGACCAGATCCTTGCCGCTGACGACCTCGGGCTTCTTGAGGTTGAAGTTCCAGAGTGGGGCGATTCGGTGTTCATTCGCGTGATGACGGTCGGCGAGCGTGACGCATACGAAAACGACTGGGTCGTGAACAAGTCTCGCGGCGTCGAGGACTTTCGCACGAAGTTCCTCGCTCGCTGCCTGTGCGACTCGAAGGGGAATCGCCTCTTCGCTGACGCAGACATTCCTGCACTGTCGCGCAAGTCCGCGAAAGTGATGTCGCGACTCTGGCAGAAAGCGATGGAGCACAACGCCCTTTCAGACAAGGACGTTGAGGAACTCGCAAAAAACTGAATCTCCGGCCTACGCTGCGGTTCGCGATGCGTCTGGCCGGATACCTCAAGATGAAACTTGAGGACGTTCTCACGACGATGAGTTCGCGTGAGTTCGCGTACTGGCAGGCTTACCACAGATATTATGAGCCTGTCGGTGGCGACTGGGACAAGACCGGTCTGGTCGTTTCTGCATCTCTTGCTCCATACTGCCCTAGAGGTTCTTCGCCGAAGCCGAAGGACTTTATCCCAGTAATGAAGCCTCCGCAGCATCCGATCCAGATGCTCGAAGAAATGCAGAGGCTCAAGGAAGACATCGAGAAAGGCAGAAACTAATGGCTACCGCCATCGGCCTCTCGATGCAGTTGTCGGCCAGCACCTCTGGCCTGACCTCTGGGCTCACGGAAGCAGAGAAACTCATCAACAAACTCGGCCGAGGTGCCGAGTCTGCGGCTAAGTATTTCGACACGTTCCGTGACGCCACTACTGGCGAACTGCCTTCTGCGATGCAGAGCATCGTTGACCAGGCAGGAGCACTTGCGACGTCGTTCCGTTCTGGTGCGACTGATTCTGACGCGTTCGCGGCCGGGATCGCAGAACTCTCTGCTCAGGCGTCCTCGGCGACGAAGGCTTTCCAGGAGGGGGCCGCCGTCACGGCGAAATACACAACCGACGAAGAGAAACGGGCGGCGACCACCGAACGGCTTGCTCAACTCCTTGATCAGGGGGCAATCAGCCAGCAGACCTACGACCGGGCCATCGCCGAGACGAGCGGATCGAACGCTGCTGCGGCTGCTGCGGAACGAGAGCGTGCCGACGCACTCCAGCGAGCAGCACAGATCACCGAACAGAACCTTACCGCACAAGAGCGATACGACAGGACGATCCAGGGGCTTCAGGAGCATCTCGACGCCGGAAGGATCTCGCAGGAGACGTTCGACAGGGCGGCAGGGAAAGCGAAGGGAACGCTAGACGCTGCCTCTGCATCAACCAAGAAGGCTGGCGACGCAGCCGCCGACGCGGGACTCAAGTTCAACGAACTGTCTGGGTTCTTCTCGCTGCTCCCAGGACCGATCGGCAACGTCGCCGGCCGCATTTCTGGGTTCGCATCGTCTATTGGCGGCGTTGAGAAACTTGTGAGCAATCCGGCTGCGGCGATCGAAGGGCTCGCGAGCACGTTCACGCTTCTAACAAGTCCCGTCGGGCTCGCGGTCGCCGGTATTGCCGCGTTCGGTGCGGCGTCTGCCGCCGTTACGAAGGGACTCTTGGATCTATCAGACCGCGTCGAGCGTCTCGGTCAGCAGGCCGACAAGATCGGTGCGAGTTTTGAGTTCATTCAGGTCATCGAAGAAGCGGCTCAGCGTGCCGGAAGTTCTGTCGAGACTGTCGGTGCGTCGTTCCGCAAGTTCCTTCCGCTACTCGACGATGCCAAGAACGGAAGCGAAAAGGCTGTCTCGGCGTTTGAAAAAATCGGAATCTCCGCCCAAGAACTTGAGTCACTGACCCCGGAAGAGGCTTACCAGCGAGTCGCTGCTGCACTCGTCGAGATCGAAGATCCGGCTGCCAGAGCAGCCGCCGCAACGGACTTGCTCGGCAAGTCGGCACTCGAACTGATCCCGACGTTCAAGGGAATCGCAGAATCAAGGAAAGATCTTGAGCGATACTTCGCAGTCCTGTCGGACGTAGACAAGGTTCGCCTGGAGGGCTTCGATAGCAGCGTCGAGAAACTCGGCACAGCAACGAAAGGACTTGGGCAGTCCTTGCTACTGCCATTTGTGGGCCTCGGCGACGGCATCGCGAAGGGCTCTGCTGAGTTCATCGGCGGCATCACGGCCATCGTCAAGCCGATCGGGCAGATTCTTGAGCCTGTGTTCACACAAATTGGCAGAATCATCGAACTTCTGCTGAGCGGACTTGGCTCAATCGGAAGAGTCATCGGCGCAGTTCTGGCTCCGTTCGGCGAGGTGTTCTCTGCTATAAGCGAAGCCATCGCGCCGGCCTATGACGCGATTGTCGGCTTTCAGCAGGCAGTGCAGTCTGCTGCCGAGCAAGCGGTGTCGTTCATCGCTGAGTGGTCTGTTATCGGCGTAGTCGCAGAGAACATCGACGCCATCACGGCCTCAGTCAAGCCGTTCGTTGACTCGTTCGTTAGCGGCCTGAATTCTGTCATCGAGACTATCCAGCGTGTCGGCACCATCATCGCGACGGTCTTCGGAAAGGTAGCAGAGTTCTTCGCCAAAGCGATCGGCGACGTCGGTTCTGTCGCGTCGGCGTTCCTTGAGTTCGCCGGAGTCGGCACTGCAATCACCGCGACGCTCGACGCAATCGGGTCGGCTTTCGGCTCGCTCTGGGACAACATCAAAGCGATCGTCGGCCAGATCGGAGGCTTCATTGATCGCGTCCTGACGTTCGCTGAAGACTGGCTCGGAATCAAGAGAACCGTCGAGGAGCCGGTCGAGGCGAGCGTCGAGATCGGAATCACTGAGCCCGCTGCCGCAGCGACCCAGTTCTACGCTGAGATCACGAAGGCTGTAGACAAGACAAAGGAACTCGGCTCCGAGGGGTTCGATGCCGCACTGAAGTATCAGGCGGCACTCGAGGAGATCTCGCAACTCGCACTCGAAGGAACTTACAGCGAAGAGGAACTGAAGCGGGCGGCCGAACAGGCGACGGCGGCTTTTGAGTCCAGTATCGCTCCGCTTGAGGCGGCGAAGAAAGCCCGCGAGGACGCGGCGAAAGCGGCAGAGCAGGCTGCGCAGCAGCAGATTGACGCCGACCGGAAAGTCGCCGACTCGCTGCTAGAAACCCTCCGCATCGAGCAGGAGTTCGGCGGAGACTCTGGCCGCGCGAAGGCGGCGGAGGATCTTCTTGCCATTGAACGCGAGATCGCTCGCGTCCAGGAAGCCGCAGCGTCGGCTACCACAGAGGCCGAAAAACGTGCGGCGAACTCAAGGCTCGCTGCGCTGGATCAAGTTCAAGCCGGGCTCGCTGAGACTGCCGAGTTTGGGTTCAATCAGTCCGACGTTGACGCTGCAATCTCTAAGGTTCGCAAGAGCCTTGAGGACTCAGTCTCTGACGCTGACATCGAACTCGCACCGGACGCCGCGCAGAACTTCTTCGACACCATCAAAGACCTTGAGCGTCAACTCGAACTCAAGATCATCGACCCGAAGCAGTTCGAGGAAGCGACGAAGGCCGCACAAAAGACGTTTGACGCCGCGAAGAAGCAGGCCGAGCAGGTTCGCGACCTTCAGGTCAAGTACGCCGAAGAGGCTGCAAAGATTGAGCAGGACAGGCTCGACAAACTGAACACTCGCTCACAGGAGGCACTCCAGGGTTCGGACATTAGGACGAGCGAGGGTGCATCTCAGTTCATCAGGCTCGCAACTGGGCGTGAAGATCCAGCGATCGCTGAGTACCGCAAGCAACTGAAGGAACTACAGGACATCAGGCGAGAGATCGCGAAAGCGAACGCGGCACCCGTAGACATTCTGGGAGCGTGAGAGATGGCGGTCATTGATTCGCGCGAGGTTATACCCCGCACATTTAGCCACAAGTTCGGAGAGGCACCTACGGCCGAGCGTAAGTACATCGTCACAACTGACGGTGCTACGCCTACACAGGAAGTTCTCAACCACGTTGGAATCTTTCACGGAGCGAACCATCCTGAGTACGCGTATCTCAGGTGCCTGAACGGCTCGTTCAATGAAATTGACCTGTATC